GCTCCTGTTGTGTGTGTCGATGGAGTGACTTTACATGAACCTTGCAGTCCTGTGTGAACTTTCTGCAAAATATTTTTTAATCGACAGCGACAGGTCTATAGATTTCCTTTATAGCCAGCAGTTGACCCCTAGCCTCCGGAGTGCAGTCCCGTCCGTCTGTAGCGATGTGGTGATCCCAGATGTCTCTGAGCCTAGTGTCGTCCTTGACACCTCTACGCAGGAGCCAGATCGCCTGTGCTGACTTTGGATGCTTTGCCCAATGCAGAGGATCGTAGGATGGTGTCCTGATCTGTGCTACAGCAGACTGGATGAGCTTCTGTCCTTCTGGAGTAATCTCTTTCGCCGGTGGTGGCAGCGCAGTCTTGTGTTCTGGTCGGTTGAACTGCTTGCACAGACGGATGAACTCCGCAAGCGCAGGAGGCCACTCAGGAGGGTTCTCAGCCAAAGACGACAGCGCAGCACGAATGGCATCAGGGTTAGCTGATCGCAGGAACTGCTCCCAGGCTGCTGACAGATCAGACCATGATTGATCTGACACATTGAAAACAGCTTTTGTCTTGTTGCTTCCAAACAGTGTCTCAAAACGGAACAGAATCCTCTGGAAGTACGGGTACTTGTCCATTGCTCACCTCCATGTCAATAGTGTCGAAACCTTGCATCTTGCGGCTCCAGCCGTCCTTAGATCCTTTTGCTATCCAATCAGCAGAGAAGCCCTGCCAACCTCTTGCACAAGCCATCTCAAGCGCAGCATCCAGCGACATCCCTGCCTTGCTAGCCTCGTTCCTTACCGTCCTTACAACACGGTCAGTCACAATCGCCTTCTTCTGCCTTCTCAATGCAATCCAATCATTCCAAACTTCTTCTCTAACATCACTTGGACACAAAGGCGCACTTGTGCGCTCTCTTTCTTTTACATTGGTTAATGGTTCTTGGTTATTGGTTATTGGTTTATGGTTATTGGTTAGTTGAACATCCATTGAACCAGTGTCAAACACTTGTTGAACAGGTGTTGAACTAGTGTTCTTCTTGCGTTCAGCAGATGCCTTGCCAGCATTGCTTCTCTTGTTGACAATAGCCTTGTACTCAGCGATTTCCTTGTCGCATCTTGTGTGCTTCCAAGCACCGTCTTCTAGCCTGAAGTAAGACTCCAAAATGAGCCTGACCGTACCAACGTCTATCCCGACCTGGAAGGCTAGAACATCAACTTTGTCTGGGAGTGGGCGCTCACTGTCGTAGTACATCCAAAGCAAACGCAGATAGGCCATTGACTGAGCATCTGTCAGCCTCGATGTGGCCTTTAGGAAGTCACCGATGTGATGCTGATAGTAATGCAAAACAGTCTCCTCTGGAGGACAACCTCAGGGTGAGAATTCCGAGGTGGGCCACCCAGTGCAGGGCAGATGTACGGGCCTGAAGCCGTCCGCTAGAGGAGACTGTTCCAAGCCCACCTTATGCGCTTCTCACGGCGCAGAACAATCTTACAATGCTTATCGACACATTGCAAAAAACGGGTCATACACACTCCGCGCTTTCTGCTTCTCCCTCCATCTGCGCTTGACCAATATGTTTGGCTCCCTGGGTGGCCTGGGCAAGTCTCTGCCCTGTCCAAACCGGTACATCGGCAGCTTTATCCTGCCGTTTAGGACAACTTCCCAATCAGCGATGTAGAGCATCTTTCTCTGGTGCATACGCCTAAGAATAGACCGACAGAACTCGACAGACAGACCTGTCTGCCTTGCAAGCTCCTTGGCTGTCATAGGCTCCCTCTGCACCAGGACAATCATGTCGAGCAATGAGTCCGGAAGACTCACTTTGTGCCTACCAAGTTTTGCTCGAACAACACCAGAATCGTTTTTCTCCATGCTGCTTCCCATAGCTCCTTCCTTTCCCCGTAGTCCAGTTTTGATCCCTGATCAATGTTGTGGTGACACGACACACACAGAGCAGCGACATAGCAGTCATGAGCCTTGATAGCCATGCCTTTGCCGTACTCACTCCAATTCGCATGAGCAGCTTGAGTCTCGTTCTCCTTGCCGCACAGTTGACAAGGCAGACTGGCGACTGCTCTAAGCAGTGGTTTGCTTCTGTACACGATGCCACCTCATGATTTCAGCTTGCAACGCCTCTCGACCACCCATCCCGCGAGCCTTCTCCACTAGCTCCAGGTAGGCTCTCCTGCGCTCTTTTTTCATCCGCAACACAAACTGAGCCTCGCAAAACAACACATATGCTCTGGAGTGCAGACCGACTACGCTTCCGTCTGGTAGATGCTTGGCAGTTGCATGATCGTGTCTCTCTCCACACGCATCGCAGACAAGGATTCCGTCCAGGTCAAGCCTCGTTCCGTTGCCCATGCAATCACCTGCTCGACATACTCTGAGAATGCCGCGGTCGTCATCCCTGTTGTTGTCGGCTCCAGTTCGACCATCTGCCCACCAGGAAGCTCACGCATACGACCTGGCAGGAAAAGAGTCTTGAAGTAGATGTGCCAAGTGTCCGGATGATGCCCTTGTCCTCCAGGCATGACCTGCTCACTGATCGCTTGCAAGACTGCCCAATAGAGCGAGTTCTGAGCGGTTGAACGGTTGGGTTTGGAGATCGATACCACCCAACCCGGTTTCGCGGCTTGTACGGCCTCCAAAGCCCTCCTTCGGGCATCCTCGTTTGTCAGTGGTATCAACATAGCTCCTCCACCTTGCACTGCCACCTGTTGCCTTCCTTGTACCAGCCATGAATCTGGACTCTCCACCCTGCGCGAACCATCTCAGGGTAAGCATCAGAGTCCTGGATCTTGTGTCTGCGGCTGCTCATGTTGGACTTGCTGGTGGTCTGCACTGCCAGCGTCTCACCGTTGCCGATGGCCAGGATGTCTATGCAGCCAAACAAGTCATGCTTGCGCTTCGTGAAAGCGTTGTAATGCTCGACGATGGCGACCTTGTAACCGTCACCCTCAAGCTGCCACTTGCTTCGTGCTGTCAGTGTTGTCATTGAAAAACCCCGGAACAAGCCACTCTTTGCGAACCTTGCCACCAGTCAACTCCTCGATCTGGAGCGCCCTGGGTAGCGGGACTTTGCCAGCCTTCCTCCAGCTATAGAGGTTCTGACGGTGGAGCTTGAGAGCAAGACAGAGCTTGCCCTTGCCGCCCAAGATTGCAGCAGCGTAGTCGAGAGCATTGGGAACGTTCATTGTGTTACCTCCTGCGGCTATTACACCACATTGCTAATCGCTTGACAAGCACAACAGACTGGTTTACAGTAGCTTCACCTTAACAGGAGCAAACATGGAAAACGATCAAGACCGTTGGGAGTACGAAGTTCAGCGCCACCAGGATTCTGAGCAGTTCAAGAGCAAGGTGATCGATGCTCTGCTGTGGGCTATCTCGTTCTCGCTGCTGATGCTGTTGTTCTGGCTGGCACTGGCAGCATGATCAACGATCCTAACTTCGTCTGGAGAAGTAGCGCCGCGACAGACGTAACCATTACATGGCGCAAAAACGGTTGGACACCCATCTCAGAAAGGACAGACAATGAAGCAGATCGCATCCGCGCTCGTCAAAGCACAGCGCGAGTTTGGGCCAGCATTGAAGACCAGTCGCAATCCTCACTTCAAGTCGAAGTACGCTGACCTCTCCGCAGTCGTAGAGGCTGTTATTGACGGTCTGAACAACAACGGGATCATGCTAATGCAGCAGACTCACGAGTGTGCTGATGGTGTCATTGTTGAAACAATGTTTATACATGAGTCCGGTGAGATGCTGTCTGCCGGTAAGTTGCATATTCCAGCAACCAAACAGGATGCCCAGGGCTTTGCGAGCGCGTTGACTTACGCAAGAAGGTACTCGCTCATGTCAGCCTGCGGCATTGCTCCGGAAGATGACGATGGCAATGCTGCCAGCAAACGCCAGGATCTGAACCCTGAAGTGATCGCTCAGATCATCCTCAACACTCAGACGATGGATGACCTCAAGTCCTGCTATGCAAAAGCCTTCAAGCAGTTCCAGGGTGATCAGGCTGCTCTGGCAGTGATTGAGGACGCAAAGAACCGCAGGAAGGCTGAACTGATGGAGATCAAGATCAAAGACTGAAACGGGGAAAACTTCATGGATTTACAAAGAACACCTGAGTGGATAATTTCTAGGCTCGGCTCAGTCACTGCATCCAGGGTATCGGATGCTCTGGCTGGCCCGGATACAGCAGCCAGACGCAACTACCTCGTCCAGCTTGTCACAGAGCGACTGACAGGCCAGCAGCAGGAGTCATTCACCAACGCAGCAATGCAGTGGGGAACAGACACAGAACCTCTTGCGCGTGTGGTGTATCAAGCAACACTAGAAGGCAATTCATTCGTTGAGGAAGCACCGTTCGTAAAGCACCCAACTATCGAATGGTTTGGTGCATCACCTGACGGATTCGTCAACGATGGACTGGTCGAGATCAAGTGTCCAAACTCGACAACGCACATCGACTACCTGATGGCTGGCAAGGTTCCAACAAAGTACCAGAAGCAGATGCTGGCTCAGTTAGCTTGCACAGGCAGGGAATGGTGCGACTTTGTGTCGTTCGATCCTAGAGTCCCGGATCACCTGCAACTGTTTGTCGTGCGATTCCAACCCAAGAAAGAGGAGATCCAGAAGCTGGAAGAAGGAGTGCAGAAGTTCTTGGATGAAGTCAACAAAGCAATGGAGGCTCTCAATGCCCGTTAAGTTTGATGTTGTTGCCGCGACTGGAACCTACACCGCTAAGGATGGTTCCGAGAAGAAGTCTTGGATGAAGATTGGATCAGTCATCCAAACCCAGAAAGGTCTGAGCTTGAAGCTCAACGCTGTCCCGGTTGGTTGGGATGGTTGGGCTATGCTGGCTGAACCGAAAGAAGCACCGAAACCAAAGGCAGACTACGATGACGATCCACCTTTTTGAGCCAGACTGCCAGACAGAAAAGCAAGCCCTAGAGCTTGCTTTGGTGTTGGATCAGGCTGAAATCTATCTGTGCAACAAATGCAACTGCTATCACATCCGAGCAATCACGGATGCAGCATCAGCAACGCTTGCCGACGAACATCAGTGACGCGGCGCTCCCAACCTCGACCGAATGTGTCCCAGGTTGGGAGTTCCTGCAAGAACTTCAGCCGCGCAGCACAGTAAGCATCAATGACCTGACGCGCATCAGCAGCGTTTATAGCCTTCATCGTCACCGGCCCGATAGCTCCATCAGCCGTGACACCGATAGCCTCCTGTAGGAACTTTGCAGCCCTCCCAGGCCCACTGTTGATCGCAGTGTCAAACACACAGTAGTCGATCCCGGTTGGCAGATCGTCACCCTTCACCGCATCCCAATATTTCT